CTCTTAAATTATTCATTTATTAATTACTTATTTAGTCCTTTGCTTTACCTATATTTAAAGCACACCAGTCTAAAAGCGAATAACACTTTTTGACTATTCCATCATCAACTGGCGTTGGTGTTAAAGCTGCAACTAATGATGCACCCATTACTAACCAAGGAATCACTTGAACCCATGCTATAACCCACTGTAAAAAATCTAATAACATATGATTTCTCCTGTTTGAAAGTTATACTTACAGGGTTATTTAGGATTTATTGGTTCCGATGGTGTACTTTGTGGTCAATTTCCATTCTTTTTTATCTTTGAATGGTATGATTTTAATTTGAGATAACGGTGCAATAGGGGTTTCAATTCTTTTCATATCAAGAACCGTTAACAGTTTCCATTGTGCAAGTAAACTGATAATTGTATTTCTACGTCCGAAGTCGCCCTCATCGATTGATGTTGGTTTACCGTCTAGTTTGAATAATTCTTTGAAGTGGACAATATAGTATTTACCACGTTTGTGCAGGATATGACAAGATTGGAATAACTCATTGTCTTTACGAGAAGCTACACCTATTCTAGATAGTGTTTCTCTTATCTTTAGGAAGTCGTCTTTTTCGGGGAAGGTAATTTCTACTAATTCCGAGACCAAGTCTCCATTGTCAATCATTGTTTTGTCCACCAGTTTTCATCCTGTTTTTCAATTCACGAACCTGTTTATCCGATAACACTACCATGTACTCTTTTGCTTTGATGGTTGATATCTTATAATACTGTTTTATGGTATCGAGTTTTTTACTAATATATGGTTTTTCCCATTTGGAAAACCTTTGTCTTTTTCTAAGAGTATTTAGTAAAAACACATATTGAAGACGATTATCGAGGTGGTGTCGATTGTTCATCTCGTTAGTAAAGAAAATAGAATCTTGGTGGTAAGACAAAGATTTGTTTATTAGGAAGGGGGCGTAACTTTTTTCTTCGATATCGTCAACCATGATATCTTTCTTATCATAGGATACAGACTTTACAAAGTCAAAAGGATTGCGTTTAGACATTTTACTTTCCTGTATTTTGTCCGAAAACAGATAGAAGTGCATCGCCTTCAAGAGGTTCGCCAAAGAATACAGTTTCACCTGTCTCTTTAATCTGTCTCATGACGACACCGTTGTTGTATTCGATGTCCAATACTGAACCATCGTTACCCCTAGTATCGTACCAGCAGGAAGTAAGTGAATGTGCATGAAGTGACTTAACACCCTTTGCCCATTCTTCTGCAAGAAGTAATCGTCTTTGTCTATCGACTACATCGTCATACTGACTCATTTGAATTTACACTCGGACATCAGTTCTGTTAAACAAGCGACAAAATTAATTTCATCGTCCATGGAAAATGCAGCTTTGTATTGATAGTCTGCAATGATTAACACTGCGGCTGGAATGGATTGACCTTCCAGTTGACTTTCAAGTGCATTGAATACTTTACGGAATAATGTAGAAAAGTCGTTGTCCGAATTCTGTCCGACCCACTTTCTCATTCCAGTCCAATTCTTTTCCTTAATCATATTTATAAGGGGGGTGAATTTCTCTTCGGAAAGCGATGATAGTAAACCTGAGTCTATAACACCACTAACTCCATACCTTTGCATTTCATTTAGAACACGTCTGAAGTCGGGGAAAAATCTCATTACTAATTCTGCAAGCACTGGTGTTTCTGCCTTAATGTTTTCAATCTCACAAATGTTTTTACATCTGAGTAACATCTGCTGTGCAAGTTTAGGTTTCTCTGAAGGAATGATTTTGAAATCGATTACGGTTGTTCTTGAGTGTAATGCAGGGATAATTCTATTCTTGTAGTTACAGGTAAAAATGAACCTACAGTTAGAAGAGAACTCTTCTATAAATCCTCTTAATGCAGGTTGAACACTTTCTGCAGATATGTAATCTGCTTCATCTAGGATAACCACTTTAGGGCCTCCCTGAAGAGATACAGTAGATGCAAAGTTTCTGATTTTGGTTCTGAGGGTATCAATCAATCGTCCTTCATCAGAACCGTTGATAACGATATAGTCTGCTCCGAGTTCATTACATAATGCTCTTGCAATGGTTGTTTTACCACAACCTTGAGAACCACTCAAAAGTAAATTAGGGATTTCTCCCTGTTTTACGAATTCTTTGAATTGGTCTTTAAATTGTTGAGGAAGGATTGTATCCTCGATTGTTTGTGGTCGATATTTCTCGACAAATAAAAATTCTTCTGTCACATTGACTCCATAATTAAATAAGAATAAAAAACCCCACCGTTTTTTATGTGTGCATCACCAGTGTAGAAGATGAGACGGATGCACTCCCGTGGATAGTTGAGATAGAACTATTCCACATTAGTATTTATACTAAACTCCGTATTTACTATCGGGTTCTAGTGCAATAAAGTATTCTAAATCAATATCTGCATTATTAAAATGTGATATTCCTTTAGAACTAACGGCAACATCATAGTTACCTTCTAGAATTTTAAGGTTCTCAATCTTAAAGTTCATTGCATAAGTTGTTCCATCACCAGTTCCCACTACTCGTGAGAAGGTATTAGAAGCTGCGTTCTTCTTGTCTACTACAGTTAGAGAGACGGTTGAACCATCGGACTCTAACACTAGGTCATTGACTCCTAGAACACTTGATGCTTTCTGCAGGTCATTCAACAAAGTTGATGTAACCTTAAATTCTATCTCGGCATCAGGCATAGTTATCATCTTATCGGGTGCAACTACCATTCCTTCAGATGCATAAAAATATGCAAGTTTAGAATTGTTATCTGCAATAGATAAAGATGAGGCACCAAATTCAAAATCAGGGTCTTCCAGTAAACTGGTAGCACCTAAGAATTCGGGCAAGTTATATATTGAAAAGTTCGTTGGGAACTCTTCACTTACAGTTGCTACTGCAAGTATGTTTTTCATATTAGAGATAGTCTCTAATTTGTTTCCTGTTTTAACTCGGATACCCGAATTAATTGTTGAGAAGTTCTTAAGAACGTCTCTTGTATTATCACTGATTTTCATCATTTAGTTTCTCCATATCGTGAATGTATAATTGTATGAGTCCGTAATGCAAAACCTTTAATAGGTCTGCACGATTTTTCCCACCCTTTTTTCCATACCTTTGTGCGTACTTTAACACATTTCCAATACAGAAGCCTTCACCATGACCGCTGTCAATGATAAATTCTGTTGCCTGAAACTTATTCAGACTATAATGTTGGTCGTAAGTTGAGTCTATATACAAAGTCAACTCCTTGAGGAGCTGACCTTCGTTGTATTTGTAATCTACTCCGACTATAGGTTTTCTACCGAACATACTAATAGTATACTCCTAGTAGTCCAATTCGTCAATGGGGTTTTCAGAAGTTTCTCCGAACATACTAGAAGTACCGTCCTCGGACAAATCTACACCAGCATCAATCTTGGTGTAGAGGTCTAGGATTGAGTCTCTCGTTTCTTGGTCGAACCTTGAGATACACATTGTAATTGACTTGAGTTTGTCACCAAACATTCTGAATGCATTCACTATGTGAACCAACCTTCTTGTAGTCACGACATCATCTATCGCACCTTCATAGTAGGACTTCCTGATAATGTCTGCCCAATCCACAAGTTTCTCAACGAACTCTTCATCAACTGAACCAGTCAATTCCATTTCTTTCGCAAGAATACTTTTCTCAGTTTTCACTGGTGGATATTCCTGTTGCATCGTAATCGCAAATCTTTCCAACATCGCCTCATTCATAATCTGAGTCCCGATGAATTTTCCATCGTCAGAACCTTGACCTTTCGTGTTTGCAGTTGCAAGAATTGTGAAACCTTTTGCAGGTGAAACCCACTCACCAGTTTTCTTGATAAGGTATCCTTTACCTTCAAGAACTGATTGTAGACACATCAACTTGTTGGAACCTAAGTCCACTTCGTCAAGAAGTAACACGGCACCTTTTCTCATTGCCTTGATAACTGGGCCTTCTCTAAACATGATGTCGCCACCCTGTAAAGTGTGACCACCCATTAAATCATCCTCATCAGTTTCGATGGTAATGTTAACTCTGTAAAGTTCTCTCTTCAATTGAGCACATACTTGTTCAATCATAAGAGTTTTACCGTTACCACTCAGACCAGTAACAAATACTGGAAAGAACAATTTGGATTTTATAATCCCTTTGACATCTTTGAAGTGTCCGAAAGGAACATAGTTAACCATTTTCTCAGGAATGATTTTGACATCATTCATGACATTCACCATCGAAGTTTTAGCAGCGACAGGCATTTGTGCAGGATTATTCACTGCAGGTATCGGAGCAGGTGCAACTTGTACACTTGGTGTAATCGGAGTTACATTTTGTGGTTCATAACCACCGTTGTAACCACTGATTGCAGCTTCGAGGTTAAATGAGTTTGCACCCACTTTAAAATCATACCTAGATGATTTCACCCAGTATGGCATTCCACCGACTTGGTCGAAATCCTCTTTTGTAAAAGACGTAACACTTGGAAAAGTGTTAGTCAAATTCGCAAGGAATTCTTTCCTATCAGGTGTGTAGTTAAAGTCCTTGTCACAAATGACAATGGACTCACTTCTATTATAAGTTCTATCCGTCATAATTACGCTGCCTCCAACATTGATAAAGGAACATTGTATTTACCTTGAGGTAACTCGACAAGCGCCTTTTTGATTTTCACCTTAAGAACAGTACCAAGTGTTTTCTTGGTTTTCTGTACCACATAAACAGCAGAACCAACACTTATGGTCTTTAGACCCAGTGCAGTCTTGGCCGCATTTATATACGCAGACAACTCATTGAGTTCTGCGAGAGAGGTAATTTTTACCACCTCGTTTTTTATTTTTGCATTAATCATATTATCTCCTATGTCGTTGCAGTTATTGATTTGTTTTCCCATTAACTATAGTATAACAAAAAGTGGGGCCCATTGTCAACTTTATTTTATCGGGTGTAAAAGAATTTTCATTGAGTCTTGTAATGGTTTTGGATATAGTCCCTTTTTGTTCTGAAACTTATGTCTCCCATAAACGTCTTCACCTTCGTTAGTCCATACTCTGAATGCTTTACATTCAACTGCTTGAGCGGCACATATATCTCTGTTTGAGCAATCATACTTTTCGCATGGTGAAGGCCCAACATCAGTTATGGCATCAGCAAATGCACTGTAGTTTGGTTCGTTGTATTCGTAGTACCCTTGGTCTACTCTTAATGGTTCTCTGTTTAGCATTATGCAATCTCCTTTATAAATTCGTTTGTTAAAAATCTTGATGTTACCTTGGAACTTTGGTTCTTCTTGAAAGCACCCAAAAGTTTTCTCTTATTCGCACCGACCAAGTCGTCTGATAATTCAGCATCACCCTGAACACTTAGTGCAGATGAAGTGGTTAAGAATAATTTGTTATACCCGTGAACCTTTAATGAAAGTCCTTCTTTTCTACACTGTTTCCACATAATCTCAGCGTTCATATGACCTGTCTGACCTAATGCACCATGTAACCCCCAAAAGTCGTTTTTACCACTTAGGACAAAATACCCAGTAACGATACATCCAGTTTCTTTTGAGACCCAGTCCAGTAAGTTCTGAGTTCTGTTAAATGAGTCAACACTTGCATTAGTGTCTGAAAGTAAGTGCGACTTGTTTGTAAACGGGTCAACCAAAAATCTCTTATTTCTAGTTCTCCAACTGTAATTTGAAGTATCAGAACAAGTATCCTGTTGGTCATGTTTGTCTTTTCTCTCTTCTTCAGTTTCTTTGAAAACCTCAGAACTATGAGAATAACCATCGGTGATTACTGTAAGTATTGACTTCTCAATTCCATACTCAGCGTTGAATAAAGGAACTAGAACTCTCATGGCAGTAATTGTGTGGTCAAGTGGTGTACCACCTAGTCTATAATTCCTAGGAGCATCGTGTCTGTCCATGTTGTACCAACCACAACTATCGTAATCAATGTAATCAACATCACCAAACCATGCATTGTAATGGTCAACTGTCTTTTGGAAATTTCTGTATTTTCCACTATCGAACATATACCCATTGTATAAATGAGCAACATTTTTATGATTTTCATTGAATTCTCTTGTGGACATTTTGTCTGAGAATAACTCAATCAATTTAGGTTCGTTTTCAAAATAATCTTCAGATTGTCTAAGGTTTCTTTCTATCTCGGTGTAGTAAACATCACTGAATAAGTAAACTCTATGAGGAATGTTAACCATTCTGCAGAAGTCAACTAAAATCAATGTTTGTTCTAGAAGGTCTGCGGCCTCACCTGAGATTGAACCACTCCAATCAAGCATAATCTGTAACCCGTGGTTTTTTCCATCAGGAAGGTATGTAACTTTTCTGAAGATATCATCAACAATCTGATACTTCGCAAGTTTGTTCATATCCAGTTTTCCAGTTTTACCTTGGAATGCCTTTACACTTCTTTGTGCAGTTTGTTTCATCTCAAACTCTTTCGCCATGTGAGAAACAATCTTTTTATTTTTATCTTTTAATCTCTTAGAACTGAACTTTGCTTTCAGTAGTCTTTTTGCGACCTTATCATCAGAGTCACCATAAATTTCATCGGACACTTCCCAAAAAGGAGTCCAATCATTAATCATTTTTTTGTAAGAAACAACAGTGTTTTTGAAGTTATCTCTTTTCTTAAATTCGTCTTTTAGAAGAACTGTAGTAGAAGTCATGTTTTCATCTGACATAAACATCTCTTCATTGTTATGTGCATTATGTTCAGTAAGGGACTCCCTTGCACCGTCTTCTTTATCAAAGTTTTCGTTAGTAAGGTCAGAACCTTTACCACCTTCTCTTCCAGTGGGTTTTACATTGTTTTCTGCTGACTCTTCTTTTGACTCTTCACCATCATTATCGGAAGAATTCTCTGCATCGTTATCGTCTTCAGTTGGATTGTTTCCGAATGCTTCTACATCAGGAAGTGTATCACCGTCTTCATCGGAGTCTTCTTCACCATCACCATTAGAACTACCTTCTTCACTATCGTCTTCTGAGTCTTCTCCGTATCCATCATCGTCCATGTCTTCGTCGCCGTCCCAGTCCATTTCTTCATCCATCATGGTCTGAGGAACTAATGCTTCGTCTTGTTCGTCCCTTGTCTCGTTTTCTTTAGACCACTCATATATTGCAGTCGCACATATCTCAACTTCTTCCCAAGTAGTGCAAGCTTCTGCCATTTGCAGGAACGAACCCTCGGTTGGATTAAGTTTGATATTGACTCTATGACCGACCTTAGTAATAAGGTTGATTTTGTCTATTAATGAAAGTTCCTGAATGTCTCTCTTTTTTATTCCAAAGAAATCCATTTCCATCAACTCATTATAAGCAGTGAAGAATGACTTCCTTAGGCCTGGATATTTGTTTTTAATTGCTTTCTCAATCCTAACGTCTTCGACAACATTAAGATATCCTTTAAGTGTTCTGTTTTTAGTTAATGCACTATGAACACCTTCCCATGGAGTGTTTAATGCATGACCAACTTCGTGACCCATAAACAGGTCGTAAAGTTCTTTTGATAAATCTTCTTTAAAGATAGGGCAACATAGTATTCTATTCTTCATATCGAAGTATGCAGTTGGCACCTTCTTATGTACTATTGTTAAATTCTCAGATGCCATTAGTTTAGCAAGTTGGTCTTTTTGGTTTTTAAGTTGTTTAGTCATATATTGTTTATTCCTCAATTCAAACTATAGTATAACAAAAAGTGGGGCCCATTGTCAAATTTATCTTTTGAGGTCAATGAATTTCCTTCTTGATTTTGAGAACTGTTTCATTGGAGACTTAAACATTATCTCCTCTTTAGTTCCAGTTTTGATATAACCTGCAAGATGCCCATCGGGTCTTACAATGTAGGTATGATTTGGTACATTGGTCTTAGAGTCAGACCAGTCCGTAATTTCTTTTAAGTAAACATTCATAATTACCTCTTGATTTTTCATTATATACATAGTATAACAAAAAGTGAGGCCCATTGTCAAATTTATTTTTGGCGTTCCGAGTAGGACTTGAACCTACAACCTACGGCTTAGAAGGCCGTTGCTCTATCCAGTTGAGCTATCGGAACTGCAATTAGTCGTGAAGTCTTAGGGAATGTAGGTCTAAAGAGAGGTCTGTAGTCCTAGCATCAGTGAGAATCCTGTTAGGGTCTTCACTGAACCACATAGATATAGTGTGTCTAGAACACCTTCTAACGGGTTCTACACCATGAAGGTGATATAGTCCTTGGAACAGGATACCTTCGCACTTAGTGGGTTTATGGGTGTAATTTTGGTCGGGAAAATAGGTCTTTCCGCCACCAAAGTCATCATTTAAAGTAAGTATTAATGTCCATTCACGACTAGGAACTTCTTCCACAAAATCGTGTTCTTTGTCTACATTTGAGTAAGTGTCTAAGTGTGGATGTTGAACACCCCCGATTTCCCATTCATTTAGAGCAGTCATTTCGGGATACACTATTTGGTCTGTACAATGGAATATTTCACTGACACAGCGATAACTTATTCGATTGAATATGTCTCGAACCCATTGGGTTTGGATGTGTAGTAAATCAATGGCACGGTAATCACTACCGTCCCCAATACTACGCTTGTGCTGGTGTGTCTTGTGGAAGTATATCAGTTCTTTCGCTTGATTCTGAGACACTAGGTTTGGAATCTGAATCAGATTGAACGGATTGGATATACTTGGCAAGGGCTTGTCGTTTTTCATATTCTATTCTTCTCGACCTTTCTTTAGGTCGTGACTTCAATGCACGGTCTAGTTTCATTTTAGATGCTCTCTGTAAGAAAACTATTCCGTTTAGGTGGTCTATTTCGTGTTGAACACATCTTGCACCTATTCCATCTAGTGTAATGGAGTGTTCTTCACCGTCTGAGTCGAAGTATTTCATTTCTACTACTTTACTTCGTTTTATCATTAAGTATATATCGGGGAACGATAAACACCCCTCTTTCAATAAATCTGTTTCTTGTGAAATTCTTATCAATTCAGGATTGAAGAATGCCATTGTTCCTGAGTCTGCAGTTTTCATTACAAAACATCTGACATCTAAACCTACTTGGTTTGCAGATAGTCCCAGTCCACCCATTCTATTCATTGCTTCTGCAAGTTTCTTTTCAACCTCTTTCGGGTCTTCTGATGGGTTATTGAAATCAAATTCCAACGGTGGAGTTCTAAGGACGTTTGCGGCCTCTTTTACTAATTCATACATAATTTATTTAACTATCCCCACATATGTCACTTTAAGACTAAACTGTTTAAGTTTTCCACCGCTACTTGAACGAGTGGTCATTCCTAATTTGACGATTTCACTTCCACTTTTTAATTCTACAACAAAATCTTGTTTTGTTTTACCATTTTTTGCAATAACAAATTCAACTTGAGGTAGAAAAACTCCAAGTTCATCTCTATC